CAGTCGTGTCACCCGCTGATGGGGTGGCGGCGTATGGCCGGGTTGATGCAGACGCACCGCCGGTCGAGTTGACTGACGATGGGGCTGAGTGGGTTGATCACCTAATGACAGCCAAGGCCAATAAGGCAATGGCCGAGCGCGAGATCGACATTGCCACAGCATCTATTATGGATCTGATGGGCAGTCACGACACAGCCTTTGCGTCTGTCGGTAATCGCCGGGTGCAAGTCAAGTGGCCTACCCGCAAGATGCGGGCGCAGCCTGAGAAGATTGTCCCAGCCAAGCCTGAGACTGTCATGCGACAGAAAACACTAACCATAAAGGAGATTGACTAATGCCGCCAAAGCGCCAAGAAAGCTCGTGGAAGCCGATTATCAACGCGGTGGCCGCTTACCACCGGCACAACGGCCACGGCCCGACAGTGGATGAAATAGCCTACGCTGTGGGTCGATCAAGAACCGCCGTCAGGTTTCAGTTAGAAAAATTATTAGAGGATGGCATCATAACGCACATCCCCGGCAAGATCAGAACGATCAGGGTGGTTGAGTAAAGGGGCGAAAGCCCCTTTATTTTTTGCCGAAAAATTTAGCCGCAGATCGTGTCGCAAAGCTGGCTGAGACAATAACGCCAAGAGTGTATTGATAATATTCCGGCATAGCTTCTAAAGCCGCAAAGCCCTCAGACACTATGTGCCTGCCCCAATCGCCACAGAATGCTAGTATCAGTGGGATGCTAAACAAAATGGTAAGCCACTCATCTTTCCAGCTTGCCGCGCTGGCGTCAGCCATCTTCAAGTCCCAGTCGATTTCGCCAGTGGCCTTTTTTTCCATTATGGTGGCCTCTGCCTTGGCCTTCGCTACCTTCGCACCTGTCTCAGCTTTAGCAGTCTCTACGCGGCCTTCTAGCCACGTTCCTGCAAGGCTGGAGATTGGGCCTAATAATGCTTGTATCATTTACTTACCCTCGTGTGACATCCAGACGGCAAAGGCACCAGTGGCCGCGCCGACTATCGTTGAAACAAAAGCGGTTTGCTGTGTCGTTGCTGATGCGCCTAGACCCATAAACCAATCGCATACGTTCCAAGCCATTACCGTAAACACCAGCATCATCAATCGCGGGATGACCTTGTATTCGACTAGCTTCTTACTCATCAGCTAGCGCCCTCATCCGCTTGACCAGTCTTTCCGAGCGGTTCGGGAGTTGCCTTGCCCATTTACTGTCGAGCATTTCCAGCGCAGCCCCAGCCCATTGACGCTCATCAACGCACCGCTTCATGCCCTTAAATTTTTTCATTGTTGGCAAGCCCATATTAAACATCATGTTGGCGATGATGCGCTGGGCTTCTTCTGGTAGCTCGCTAAAGTCCTCATAGAGCCGGTGGCAATCCTCGCGCACTATAGCTATGTCGAGATCGAATAGCTGCTTCATCCGGCGCTCAGTAATCGTGTAGCCCAGTGGCTTGCCGTACTCTGCGTCACCCTCGATGATGCGATGGCCTACGCCAATCGTCAAATGACCAGCCGTGCATTTGTAAATGTCGAGCCTCATGCCCTCATCCGCGATTAGTTCTTCGCGCAGCTTCTCAATATCCATTACCGCCTCATCTCCAAAATAATATCCACCGTCTTAGCCCACGAACTAGCCTCTTCCTCAATTGTGAAACGCGACGCGGGCAAGCGCATACTATATTGCCGTACATCCGTAACCGGCATGAACAGGCACCGGCGGGCATTGGGGGAAACAAGGCACAGAACATCGTAATCACTCGGCTTTGGTAAATGTTTTGTTTTGCAGCCGTGACCAAGATTAAAGTGGTGCCGGGCAGATTTGTGATGGCAGTGAATAGCCAGCGTGGCCGTCTTAACTTGAACCCTGATAAAAGTTTGTTCACAAAACGCAAGTACATCAATCCTATCCATTGGGCAATGGGTTGCTTTCCAACCACCATCCATAGAGAGGATAGCCGCAAGAGCCGTATGCTCACCAATAAGCCCGGTTGTTGTTTCACTCATCTAAGGCCTATGGCTCCGGCTGTTGATACCATAACCGCTATAAACAAACCTACCACAACCACCGACAACAAGAAAATACCTATTCCGATTTTGAAGTTTTCCATTATTTCGTCTTGCCGCAATTGAGCCTGACGCCGAGCCTCTAGCTGTGCGGCCTTGGCCTCCCTGATCCGCTTGGCTCTCTCATCCAGAATGGATTGCCACGTCCCGGCTCCAAAGCGGTGGTCTGTCAGGCGGCGAACTTCGGCGACGTGTTCTGCCGCAAGTTTTGCGTCGATCATTTCCTTGGCTACAGACTGGACACCGAATTGGTCGGCTAGTCCGACCCCGGCCTTTTTGTTGCTGGCGGCCTGCACTTGAGCCTGCCCATTCAACAGCGCGTCGATGTCATTGGCAATAGCGCCTATATCCTTGGCAGTGCCGAGTGCAGATTTAATCCCATCCACGCTCGCCTTTACTAAAGCAATGCCAGCCAATGCGGTTGATATAGGCTCCATTACGATAGCATTCCTTTTCTAAGTGGCACACATTTGTAGGATTTTGCTAGAAGGTCGCCGGGCATTTTACCAACAGCCTGAGCCATCTCATGAACTCGATTAACGCAAGCCTCATAAGATTGCCACGGCCCACGAAAGTCATGCAGTTCAAGGCAATTTGTTGGGGCGCTTAAAGAGCAAGCTAATACGATTGCCTTAAACATCGCCTCGACCAGTAAACCGCTTGACGGTTTCAGTCTCCCAGATACGCAGCAACCACCAGCACAACGCAACCAGCGCAGTAATCTCAGGCAATGCCTCAAAGAAAGCACCGACAGTAATACCGCCAAAAGCTAGGTCAGCAGTTGTCTTGGTTTCTTCGGTCATAGGTCACCTATGCGTAAGGGTTATCACCACAACAAGAAGGCCAAGCTGCTTTCAGTTCTGCAATACTGGTTGCACTATCACCGGCAGTCGGTGCGTCACGCAGAGCTTGCTTAGATGCCACAATTGCTGCGGTATCCGCGCCGGTTTCTTGCGCCTTCATAAAGTCGGCATCCAATGCTTTGAGCAGAGGCTTACGAGCTTCACGAACCTTGTCAGCAAAAATCTCTTTGGCTTTTGTCAGGTCTTCTGAAATAACAGAACCATTCAGTACCCAAGCATCACGAAAATCACGGTTTGCTGAAACGGTAGCAGTTGAAGCGTCAATCTTATTACCGTCTTTATCTACGATGTATGTTGTTACAGCCATTAGTTTATCCTATGCGGCTAGTTCATCAGATATGCGCCAAGCATTGCGCCATTCTCTACTCTGCGGTAACTGCTCTTTCTTGCAGATAACCATAGTTGGGCGGTTGCCCTCATTCCAAGTATTGACCACAGATTGTGGGCAGTCCTTGAGAATTAAATACTCAATTGCTTCCTCCTCAGTCATAGCCTCAACAGGCTCAGTCTGGTGCAGCAAGTAACCTCTGGTGTGCTTCTTGAAGTCAGGCTGTGCCTCATCTTTTGCTAGTTCGTGATACACCCACACAGGTGGCAAGATACCGCCCTGTAGCGCACAACTTAGCCAGTTCGGGTCTGCAATAAGCACCTTGGCACATTCGTCCACACTGTCCTCATAGACCACCCGATAGTCTGTTTGCACAGGCTCAAGGTTTTCTTTTGCCCAGCATAGGCGGTCAAATAGGTGAGTGCCTTTGAAATCTGGTGTCTGCATTATGCTAGGTCTCCGAACATTGTGGAAAAACTATTTAAATCAGTATTAGTTCTGTTAAAGGTGGCACTCACATAATAAGTTTCAAAGTCATACCCACCTGAGAATTTGCGTGTCCTAGTTAAATCGTGTGCAAGAATTAAAGTACCATTTCCACCATCTTCTACACCCATAGCAATAGAATATTTATTATTAACAAATGATGACGTTAAATTGATTCCACCATCTCCTGTATTATCATCATCTAATGAAGAGACATTCAGACTGTCATTTATACTTGCTTGCCCAGAAGGTATGTCAATCCAAGCCTTCGCCAAACCTTGAACAATATTTGTGGTTGCAGCACCGCCCTCACTTGGAATTGTCGAGGAAGCAGTCAAACTTGCGGCTGGCAAATTTGTCAGCCCCGAACCATCACCAGTTACTGCTGTTGCCGCCACTGTTCCAGCCACAGTGATGCCGGTATTGCTAGTGTTTAGCTTTTCAACATTATTATAGTAAAGCCTTACCTCGCCATCATGTTGGACAATAATGCCCTGTTCGTTGGGTTTGGGTTGAAGGTAAATATCGCTGCCATCATCGCCATCTACATTATTTCGGATAAATAAAATGCCATCATTGTTGTCAATAAAAGCGTAAGTTCCGTTGTGGTAGATTTCTAAATTACCACCAGCACCGCCGAATAATGCTTTGTTACCTTGCCCAAAATCAATATCGTTTGAATTAACATCAAGCGTACCACCAAGCTGCGGAGTGGTATCACCAACAACATCTGAAGCCGGCATATTGGTAAAGTTATTTGCGTCAAGATAGTAAGAACCTTGTTGACCATCTAGCAAATCAGCGTCTAAACCACTAGCTGCACCGTCAACCGTTTTAACAGCGGTAAGTATTTCGCTTGCAGTCTGGTCAGCCGTTGCACCAGCCTCAATGCCATCAAGTTTAGTTCCGTCAGCCGAAACATCACGCCCATCAACAGTCTCAGACCCAGAGAATGTAAGATTGCCTGTTAGCTGCCCACCAGTTAAAGGTAGAAAACCAGAGCCAGCAGTTACTCCAGCTACCCAAGCAGTTCCATTATAAACCTTTAAGGTGTCAGACGTTGTGTTGAAGAACAAATCGCCTTCATTAAGATTTGTTGTTGGGTCTGTTGGGCCAGAAGAATAAACATCAGCAAATGCTGTAATGCCTGATAGATTTGCAGCAACCGTTTGAATAGCGTTAGTTGCTGTTGTTCCATCTTCAATATCAGCTAGTGTCGCAATGTCAGTAGCGCGGTCAGCAAGCAAATCCATATCCGTGACAATTGCGGCAGTACCGAGGGTATTCATGTCGGCAACAGCATCAGCCGTACCAAGCAATCCTATTTCTGTTGCAACGCCAGAAACATTGCTTAAATGCGTTGTGTTAATTCCAGCTACGGTTGTTATGTCACTGTCAATTCCAGCGACAGTTGTTACGTCACTTTGAATACCGGCAACGGTATTTATATTAGTTTGGTTAGAAACGGTGGGTGTTAACTGTAGCCAACTTGTCGTGGCTAAGTTATAAACCTTCATCACATCGTTGGTTGTGTCAAAATATAACGCACCGTCAGCAAGCGCATTGCCATCATTGTCAACCGTTGGGTCAGACGCTTTGGCCCCAAGCATCGCATCGTCAAAAAGGTCTAACGCAGCTTCCGCACCTGTTTGTGCAGCTTCTGCGCCTGTTTGTGCAGCTTGTGCAGCTACTTTTGCATCTTGAGCAAAGCCAGCTTGGTTTACTGCGTTTTGGGTTTGAATAAGAGTGGCATTATAATAGTGAAGGGCAGACAATCCTGTACTACCATTTGACAAAGTGTACTGAACTTCAAAAGCAGTATTAACTATTTTATCTGCATCATCTGCATCTGTTGCAGCAGCAGTTGCGCTTGTTGCTGCGTTTGTTGCGCTTGTTGCCGCGTTTGTCGCAGATGTTGTTGCAGATGCAGCATCAACAATCAAATCCCATTTTGCGCTATCAGTGTTTGTTGTAAGAGGCTCAGAGCCAGAAGATGTGTGCGCTGTGTTAGCAATAAAAATACTGTTTGTGCTTGTGTCTTTAACAATATCCCGCGCTGAATAAATTGTGCTTGCAGCCCAATCGCCTTTAAAATCACCAATTTCTGTAACGGCCTCTGGATTACCAGTAGTTAAATTAAACTGAAGCAACTTGCCCGCCCGGTCA